GTCCTTCTTTATAACTCTCACAGATTTGACTTATTATACTTTTTGGTACATAATTGTTTCACGCGCGCTGCGAGGTAGAGAATATGGCATGTAGATGTAAGGAAAGACGGGAATGGTTAAAGAAGAAAGCGAAGAGATTAGCGCAAGCGGTGATGCCATCGTCATTGCAGACGCAATCTTTGCAGGATTCACAGAGCTTGCAAGAGCAATCGACCGACTCTCCGCCGCCGTTAGACAAGACGGAAGCGAAGACGAATTAGAGCCAGAGAGTTTGGGTACATATCTTGACGGAACAAAAATACTCTAATACGAGGCCATGGATAAAGTGGTACAAAACGGCTAGTTGGCGAAAACGCCGATTGCAGCAATTGAAAAAAGAGCCTTTGTGCAAGTTTTGCAAGTCCAAGGGTATTTATACAGCGGCTACGACCGTTGACCATAGAGTGCCGCATAAGGGAAATATGGAATTGTTCTTTAATTCACCACTGGATTCTCTATGCGCTTCGTGCCATAGTTCGACCAAGCAACGGCTGGAAAAGTCTGGTGAGTTTGGCTGTGATGATGATGGTTTGGTGCCGGGTTGGCGATGAATATAATTTTCCACAATGCACATTGTCACTAAAAGGAAGATGTAATGGCGAAAAAGGAACGAGTTGATTCCCCTCATATGGCGGTAGAGCTTGCTGCCATGGCCGCGCGTAAGTATGAACCGCCTAAAGAGGTCGGGCTTAAAGAGCACCATATGGTGTACTGGGATAAGATTGTTAAGGCCCGATACGAATGGTCGGACATTGATTTGGTTATCGCCGCTAATTTGGCAATCGCATTTTATGACTTGGTTGAATATAAAAAGATACTGGATCAACAAGGACCGACCGTTATGGGCGGAAAGCATGGCAACACGCCTGTTCTTAACCCAATGTTCGCGGTTGTGGAAACGACCACGCGCAGGATAACCAGCCTATCGCAGAAGCTGCAAGTCCACGCCCAGGCGACTATGGGCGACCCCAGAGATTCCAAACGCAAGAACAAGGCAAAGAGTGAATACATGGATGCGTTCGATGATGCTGACGACGATCTAATCGCCCGCCCTCATTAATCTATTGACAATTATTTGAACATTGTTCATATTAAACCTTCACAACAAAGGAAAGGTGAAACTATGAACTTTAAAATGATCTTAATTATCGCGGCTCTTATCCCACTGGCTGCGTGTGCCACCCAACGCTATGGCCGTGAAAAGCCAGTTAGCGGTACTGAAAAGGCAGAATTTACGTGCAATGATATCCGTAAGAATTTGGCAAGCACGGAAGAGTTCTTGAGCGATATTCGCCGCCAACGCGCTGCGACCAACGGGGCGCACGTTCTCGGCTTCTTGGGTGACTTCGGTATTGGTAACGCAATGGAAGGTGATGCCGCAGAGCTTAGTGGTGAAAACCGTCTAAAAGAGCTACGTGATCTAAAAGCGCAGAAGCGTTGTTAAGCTTAACGGGTGTAGTTTAATGGTGAAACGAACCTCTCATAAAGGTTTAATTGTCGGTTCGAGTCCGGCCACCCGTACCAGCATGACGGCTGGTGAGTTCACCCATGCCAGATTAAAACTTGGCCTTAGCCGTGAAGATATGGCTAAGGCTCTTGGACTAAAGAGTACAAGAGCGATTTATTATTATGAAAGTGGCGCTAGGGCTATAAGTGGCACCATAGAGGCGCTTATTAAGGTATTATTAGAACGTGCTTGAATAATATATTGACCATACTCATCCAGTATGGTTTATTCAATTGGTAATGAACTATAGTAAGATTTATGATAATTTTATTGAAGATAGGAAACTGAAAGCTTCTTTGGTTGTAAGTTCAGGTCAGTATTATGAAAGACACCATATTATCCCTAAGTCTATGGGTGGTAGTAATAAAAAAGAAAACATAATAGAGCTTACACCAGAAGATCACTTTTTTGCCCATATTCTACTTGCAAAGATTTATGGTGGTAAAATGATGAAAGCATTATTTGCTATGTCAAACCTGAAGAATGGTTGCGAGAAGAGGCCAGATTTTTCCAAAAGAATGAATTATGGTTATGTTAGAAGAATTGTGGCAAGAGAATATTCTGAAAAGTATTCAGGTGAAAATTCACCATCATCTGATAAGTCAATTTATTTGTTCAAGAACCATGATGGTGATATATTTGAAGGAACTCGTTATAATTTCTCATGTTATAGCGGCATCAGCTTATCGTCTGTTTCTAAGATTATAGCCGGTAGTAAATATAATTACAATGGATGGTATTACCCAGTCGTTAATGACGGGAAAAGTAGAAAAGATTTATACAGATCAAACTCAAAGAAGATATGTAGGAAAGTTTATCATTTATACCATTATGATGGCAGAGAATGGACTGGAACAAGGATTAAATTTAAGGACGACTTCTCCTCTGATTTATACTTTCAAAGCGATAAAGGCTCATGCCTTGGTTGGTATCAAAGCTCTAATGATGCCAAGAATCATTTTAATAAAATAAGAGAAAAATCAATCTTAGCGTCAAAAGCTAGGGGAGATATATCTGGGAAGAATAACCCAAATGCAGACCTGAATATATATGAATGGATAAACTTCAGAACATTAGAAAGGAAGTCTGCAACCAGAACAGATATTATAAATATGTTATATATAAAACCGTCTGCATTGCATTGTATTTTTTCAAGAAGACAAAAGAGTATAAAGGGATGGGGATTATATGATGTTTACAAGGATAGAGATAAAATAAAAATTTACAGACCAGATAGGCATGGCAAGGATAAAAAACGTGCAGGATTATGATAAGCCACACTTCGTAAGATGCGGACCCTATATTAAACCAAGGGACTGGCGAACACTGAATACCAAAGAACTTACTAGGGCAGAAAGAAATATGCGCTTTATTGAGGGTTACCTCAATATGCCAACTTCTGATGGTAGGATTATACCTATTCGCCTTATCGAGGCGCAGGAATGTTTTATATATTCAATATTTGATAATCCTCATAATACCAGAACAGCCATATATTCTCTCGCAAGAAGGAACGGAAAAAGCTTCCTTGTTTCTTGTATCCTACTTTGTTTCTTGATAGGACCAGAAGCAAAATTAAACGCAAAACTGGCGTCTGGTGCTATGTCACGTGAGCAAGCGTCTATTATTTTCCAGCAAGCTAAAGAAATTGTTAATGTTTCCCCTAAGATACAATCCTTAGTAACAATTGTTCCATCTAGTAAGATATTAAGGGGCGTACCATTGGGTACAGAGTATAGGTCGTTGTCAGCAGAAGGTAAAACAGCCCTAGGCCACAGTTTCGCCCTGTGCCTTATGGATGAGGCTGGCCAAATAGAAAGCCCAACTAGCGATTTTGTTTCTGCGTTAACAAGTTCGCAAGGTAGCCATAAAGACCCTTTAATGATATATCTATCAACTCAAGCGCCTACAGACTCCGCATTGCTTAGCAGATTAATTGACGATTCAGAGGATTCACAGTCTTCCCATATAGTATGCCACTTATATGCAGCGCCAGAGGAGTGTGATCTTATGGATAAAGAAGCTTGGAAAATGGCTAATCCTGGTCTTGGTATATTTAGGGATGAGAAAGACCTTGAGGAGCAGTTGAAGCAAGCGACTAGGATACCAGCACTCGATGGGCAGGCGCGAAACTTACTTTTAAATATGAGGGTTAATACAGAATCACCTTTTGTGTCAAAATCTGTCTGGCAGGCTAATGGAGGAGAAGCAAAACCATCAAAAGGAAAGAAAGTTTTTGGCGGGCTTGATCTTTCCGCAGTTGCGGACTTAACCGCGCTTGTTTTCGTAACAGAAGACGGGGATGTATTGCCGCGCTTTTGGCTCCCTAAAGAAGGATTGCGGGAAAAATCAAAATCCGACCGCGTTCCTTATGACACGTGGGAAAAGCAAGGTTTTTTACACACTACACCAGGTAAAGCTATTGAATATGAGTATATTGCCTATGAATTAAAGCGCATATTTGAGGAATATGACGTGCAAGTCGTGAATTTTGACCGTTTCGCCATGAAATATCTTATGCCGTGGCTAAAAAAAGCTGGGTTTACTGACAAAGAGCTGGAAAAATTCAAGGAATTTGGTCAGGGTTTTGTGAGTATGGGTAACGCTGTCCGCGAGCTTGAGGGGAAATTATTGCAGGAAAAGTTAAAGCATAGCAACCACCCAGTGCTTACAATGTGTGCTGGTAATACGCGCGTAGAGATGGATGCGGCTGGCGGGCGTAAGTTCACTAAGAAGAAATCAACAGGTCGTATTGATGGTATGGTCGCGCTTGCGATGGCTGTTGATGCCTTGTCTAGGCATGAGGAGAATAAGACCAAGGAATATGATATGTTCTTCGTTTAATATTATGCTATTGACCAATATTTAAAATTGGTTAATAATATAACAGCTTAGGAAAACCCAACGCCCCTGCATTTTGCACGGGCGTTTTTTATTGGAGAAAAAATGGATAAGCAAATTGCCTATTCTACAATGGTTATTAAAGCCATTGACGAGGATAAACGTGAATTTACAGGTATTGCCAGTACGCCAGAGCCAGACCGTATTAACGATGTCATGATACCAAAGGGCGCAAAATTCAAACTCCCTATGGCGTTTTTATGGCAGCATGACCACCGCCAGCCTATTGGCCAAATAACCGACGTTAAAGTCACTGACAAAGGTATTGAGGTTAAGGGTGTTGTTAAGAAAGTTGATGCCCCTAGCCAGCTTGCTGCTCGACTTGATGAGGCTTGGGTTAGTATGAAAGAGGGGCTTGTACGCGGCCTTTCTATCGGTTTTCGCCCTATTAAATACGCCTTCATTGATAACGGCGGCGTTCAATATGATGAATGGGATTGGTACGAGCTTAGTGCAGTAACAATTCCTATGTCTGCAGAATCTGGCATTACGTCAGTAAAATCCTTTGACCGTGAAATCCGCGCCGCGCTTGGCACTAATGCAGATGAAACGAGCAATAAAACGTCCGGCGTTTCGGAAAAACCAAAACTTAAATCGGTAAAACTATCGCCAAAGGAGGCGAAAAACATGTCTATTGTAGAAAAATTGAAAGGTTTTGAGAATGAACTCAAGGCCAAAAAAACCAAACTTGAGGAGATGATGACTAAATCTCTCGAAAGCGGCGAGACGTTCAATGCTGAAGATTCCGAAGTCTATGAAACTTTGGAGGCCGAAGTTAAAGCGCTTGAAGGCCACATCGAAAAAGCCCAAAAGCTCGTTGTTAGCCAAGCTGCCCGCGCTACTGTTGTCGGTGATGCTGACAATGAAATCAAAGGGGTCCAGCTTCGCAACAATACTGCCATGGTTAAAGTGAAAAAAGATGAAAAACTTGAAAAAGGTATCATGTTTGCCCGCTATGTTATGGCTCTTGCTAAGGCAAAAGGCGACCACTCTAAAGCATTTAATATTGCTAATGAACAATATGGTGAAGACTCCCCTATTGCTCGCGTTCTTAACGCTCAAGCAAAAGGTGCTGACTTTGAAGGTATGATGAAAGCGGCCATTGCTGCTGGCTCCACCATTACTGGTAATAATGCAACCTGGGGTAATGAACTTGTTGATTTTGACGACTTTGTCGGCGACTTCATCGAATATCTGCGCCCGCAAACCATTATCGGTAAATTTGGCCGCGATGGCGTTCCTTCGCTTCGCCAGATTCCGTTTAATGTGAAGATTAAAGGTCAAGATGGTGCGGCAACGGCGGCATGGGTAGGTGAAGGCCTAGCTAAGCCAGTAACATCCATGAGCTTCAACCAAGTTGAACTCGGCTGGTATAAAGTCGCTTGTATCGCTGTTATCACAGAAGAGCTTATCCGCTTCAGTAGCCCGTCCGCTGAACGTCTCGTACGTGAGGAACTGGCCCGTGCTGTCATCGAGCGCCTTGACACTGACTTCATTAACCCTGCTAAAGGTGCTGTTGCTGGCGTGTCCCCTGCTTCGATCTTGAATGGCATTACGCCTATTCCTTCGAGCGGTACGGATGCTGATGCTATCAACTGCGATCTTCAAGCACTGGAAGCAGAGTTCATCGAAGCCAATAATGATCCACTCACGGGTGTTTACATTATGCGTCCGGCATTGGCTAACGTTCTTGGTCGTTTGCAAAACCCATTGGGCCAATCGATGTTCCCTGGCGTTTCCATGCGAGGCGGCACGTTGAACGGTACGCCCGTAGTTGTGTCTAACTATGTCCCAGCGGGTATTGTTGCGCTCATTAATGCTTCTGACATTTACTTGGCTGATGATGGTCAAGTAACGGTTGATGCATCGCGTGAGGCCACCATCCAAATGGACACCGAACCTACGCAAAGCTCTGTTGCCCCAACCGCAACGGCTGGCGTTTCGATGTTCCAAACAAACAGTGTTGCTATCCGTGCTGAACGCTATATCAACTGGGCACGCCGCCGCGATGTAGGCGTTGCATACTTGAATGGTGTCGCTTGGTCTGCTTGCGCCGTTGTAAGCTAATATAAATTAATCTATTGTAGGGGCGGCGGTTATATGCCCCGCCCCTATTTTTAAAGGAGTTTTAAATGGCTAGAGTTACTATTATGATGAATAACGGCAAGATTAAGAGCGTAGAGAAGCATCATGCCCGCGCTTTGGTTCATTGCAAGAAGGCAATTTATGTTAACGGCTATAGCAATAAAATGATTGTTGCTGATGCTTATACAACCAAGAAGATTGAAAACAAAACCCCAGAGCCTATCGAAGCCCCTGAATTGGACAGTGATCTAGTAGCTATTCGCGCAGAATATCAGAAAAAGATGGGAAAGAAAGCTTTTCATGGTTGGAACATTGAGCAAATCAAGGAAAAAATGATCGAGTCCTAATTAATGCTTTTTAAGAAAAGAGAAAAACAGCTTACAAGCCCCTCACCCGCAGGTCGAGGCGGATGGTGGCCATACAAGATATTCGAGGCATTCACAGGAGCATGGCAGAAAAACATTGTTTGGAAGCGCAAAGATGTTATTTCTCACTTTGCTATTTTTTCTTGCATTGGGCTTATTTCAAGTGACATTTCAAAGCTATTCATTAACCTTGTAAGAGAGGATTCTCAAGGCATATGGCATAAGATACCGCTTAACGGGTATTCGGTTATTGAGAAGCCAAATCCTTATCAGAATCGTATGCAATTTTTTGAAAGCTGGATTATCTCAAAGCTTTCTCGTGGTAATACTTATGTCTTAAAAACACGCGATAGAGACGATAAGGTTATCCGCCTTGATGTACTGCACCCTGATTTAGTACAAGTCCTTGTTTCTGAAAGTGGTGAGGTTTTTTATCAACTAGCGCAAGATAATTTGTCCGGCGTCCCGGAAGTCGGGGTTACGGTTCCCGCCTCTGAAATTATTCATGACCGATTTAATTGTTTATTCCATCCTCTCGTCGGGTTAAGCCCTATTTTTGCCTGCGGGCTTGCTGCATATGGTGGCATTTCCATCTTAGAGAATAGTGCTATTCTGTTTAAGAACCTTAGCCGTCCTGGTGGTATATTAACTGCCCCAGGCGCTATTAGCGATGAAACGGCGGAAAGGCTTAAAAAACATTGGGAAGAAAACTATGGCGGTGACAATAAGGGCAAAACCGCCGTTCTTGGTGATGATTTAAAATACCAAGCTATCAGCATGGTTAACCCTGTTGATTCCCAGCTTGTTGAGCAACTAAAACTTTCTGCTGATATTGTATGCGCTACGTATCATGTCCCGCCTTATAAGGTTATTGGTAACGCGCCAGCTTATAATAACGTAGAGGCACTTGATTCTGCTTATTATAGCCAATGCCTACAGGTTCTTATAGAGGCTATTGAACTATTGCTTGATGCTGGGCTGGATACGCCTGAAAAAACTGGTTTTGAGTTTGACATTGACGGCCTATTGCGTATGGACGCAAAAACGCAAGTGGAAACGCTGGGACAAGGGGTTATTCGCGCTATTTATTCGCCTAACGAAGCCCGTAAGCGCATGAATCTTAAAGCTGTAGAAGGTGGGGATATTCCATTCTTGCAAGAACAAAATTGGCCTATCAATATGTTAGCTGAAAGGACGGTTGAGGGGGGCAATGTTGATAATAGTGAGACGCAAGATGAGCCTGACTTGGAAAAACAACTAATGGGTGTTAGTCTAATGCTTAAAAAAGAATTAAAGGGTTTTGAATATGACGCTTGATGATATTGTTAAGAGCATTGCGGACACGATTAAAGAGAGCGTCAATAGCGCTATAAAAGGCGTTTCTGAAAAATATGACGCCAAGATTTTAGAGCTAGAATCTATCGTTAAATCTATCCCCGCACCAGAAAAAGGTGAAAAGGGAGATAAAGGCAATGATGGTGAGAGTGTCACATTGGATGATGTTAAGCCTATCCTTGAAGAGGCTGTAAACGCAATCGACCTTTCTAAATTGGAAGATATTGTAAACAACGCAGTTTCCTCTATTCCCGAAGTTAGAGATGGGAAAGATGGCGCGGACGGCAAAGACGGCGTTAATGGCGCAGATGGTAAAGACGGCAAAGACGGCATATCACCAAGTGCCGAAGATGTTGCTAAGTCTATGGAGCATATTTT